GTTAGTGGTAAAACAGCAGGTGCGGCTTTAATTGTAGGCGGTACATCTATTAGTCCAAGTTTAATGCCTAATCCCCCAACAAAAGAAAAGAAGAAGGGCAGAGGGGATGGCGATAAAGAATTAAAAGAAAGGAAAAAGAAAACGCCTTATAAAGAAACGCCACGGCCTGAGCCAAAACAAAAGCCTAAGCCTAAGCCAAAACCTACACCTAAACCTAAACCTAAAGCAAAAGTCAAGAAGGGTGGGGCGCGTGATACTACAGATGATGCTTATGGAGATCCTAAGTACATCAGCATGAGGAAGAAAGATCCTAAAACTGGCAAGGTCACTGATTATGATTTAGACAGTAGGGGCGTGTTCAAGAACTATAACCTCAGAAAGAATAAAGGAAAGAAATAGTAATGTCACCAAAAAAGACAACAGACGATGCTCGCCGTGCCGAACTTATAGCTAAAGCTAAAACAGAAAAAGGTTTGGCAGAAGTTCGTGCTTTAGCACAGGGTAATAATCTTGATGCACTCCTTGCTCGTTCTGTGCTTTCCCAGAGGGGCGGAAGAGACTCATCATATGCCCCTTCAGGTGATCCTGACGGCGGCTCTGCTAAAATGGCGGATGGTGGTATGGCTCGTGGCCGAGGCAATAAAATGTATCAGCATAACTATGCAACAGGCGGTAGTGTTAAAGATCATCTAGCTAAGAAAAAATAGATATGGCTACTCCTACAAACAAAGCATTGTATAGCCGTGTAAAAGCAGAGGCCAAAAAGAAATTTAAAGTATGGCCTTCTGCGTATGCTTCAGGATGGTTAACCAAGGAGTACAAGAAGCGTGGCGGCAAGTACAAAGCCTAAAGGCGGCCTGACTAAATGGTTTAAAGAAGATTGGGTTGATCTCAAGACAGGTAAAAAATGCGGACGCAAAAGTGCTAAAGGTTCATCTAAGCGTCCGTACCCTTCTTGTAGACCTAAAGCTGTAGCTGACAAGATGACTGCGGCAGAAAAGAAAAGCAGTATAAAACGTAAAACATCTTCTAAGCCTATTAAGCACAAAGTTACTGCATCAGGAAAGCGTAGGAAAAAATAATAGATATGGCACTGAATACAAATAAGAATGGTAGAATCCGCAGTGTCAATAAATTAATTGATACTACGTATGACGATTCAGACGCTACAACAATAGCGGCTACTACGTTTACTATATACACATGCCCTGCCAATTGTAAATCTATAATGTCATTAATAATGATTAGTAATGTAAGTAGTGGCAATGCAGATGTAGAGGTTGAGTTTAACCGCTCTGATACAACAACCAACAATGCACATATGCATATTGTGGGAGATAAAACAATGGCTACTGGAGACACGATTACGATTGCTTCTGGTAATATTGTTTTTGAATCTGGGGATACACTAACGGCTACAGCGTTGGGTGCTAACACTATTCACGTAGATATCTTGGTTACTGTAGAAGAATTTTTCTTGCCTGTAGGAGGGTAAATGGCTAGTAAACGCCAACTAACAGAAAAACAACAGAAGTTTTTAGATGTGTTGTTTGAAGAGGCACAGGGTAGTGTTACACAGGCTAAAAGAATAGCTGGCTATTCCCCTACTCAATATACAGGTAGTATTGTAGAATCTTTAAAAGAAGAGATACTAGCCCGCACTAATTCATATTTAGCACAAAATGCACCTCGTGCGGCAATGGCTATGACAGGCGCTTTAACTGATCCTACTGAACTGGGCATCAAAGAAAAGATGATAGCCGCAAAAGAGATCATGGATCGTGTTGGTATTATTAAGTCAGAAAAAATACACATTGAATCGTCTGGCGGTGTAATGTTACTTCCTCCAAAGAAGTCTGAAGATGACAGTTAAAAGATCCGCAGGAAAATGGATACTGGCGCAACCAGAAGATGTAATAGAAGATGATGACTTTATCAGTATTCCAAAAGTTGCTCGTCATATTCCATTTGGTTATATGGCAGACCCAGAAGATGCTAACCAGTTACTACCTATTCCCAGAGAGCTAAGAGCATTAGAAAAAGCTAAACAGCATCTAAAACAATACAGCTATAGAGAAGTTGCAAACTGGTTGGCAAGCCAAACAGGACGCGCTATTACTCATACAGGGCTGAAAAAGCGAGTAGAAAGTGAGCAATCCAATAAAAGACGCAGTTCAACTCTCCGCCACTGGGCCAAAAGGTACGAAACGGCCATCAGCAAAGCGGAAGAAATCGAAAAAGCCCGTCTTGGCGCAAGAAAATCGCGTGTTAGATCAGCCGAATATTCAAGTGAAACAGAATCCACATGAAGCTGATGAATTTGATCCAATACGCCCAGAAGAACATAATGTAATATTTCAACCGAACTTTGGGCCTCAGACAGAGTTCTTAGCATCTGGCGAAAGAGAAGTTTTATATGGCGGTGCGGCAGGCGGAGGTAAGTCTTACGCAATGCTCGCAGATCCTCTCAGGTTCATGGGTCACCCTGCCTTTAGTGGGTTGCTATTAAGACACACGAATGAGGAGCTTAGAGAGCTTGTATGGAAGTCTCAGGAGATGTACCCGAAGATCTGGCCGGGAATAAAGTGGTCAGAGAGAAAAATGCAATGGGTTGCCCCTTCAGGCGCAAGGTTGTGGTTTTCTTATCTAGACCGCGACGACGATGTAATGCGATATCAGGGACAGGCTTTTAGTTGGATAGGATTCGACGAATTAACACAATGGCACACTCGTTTTGCATGGGACTATATGAGATCTCGTTTGCGGAGTACAGCACCTGATCTGCCCACATACATGAGAGCAACAACTAACCCCGGTGGCCCCGGACATGCATGGGTTAAGAAGATGTTTATTGACCCTGCTCCACCTAATAAAAGTTTTAATGCAACCGACATTGAAACTGGAAAGACTTTAGCGTATCCTAAAGGACACTCCAAAGAATTCCAACCACTGTTTAAACGTAGGTTTATACCTGCAATGCTTGTAGATAACCCTCATCTATATGATCAAGGGGATTATGAGGCGATGCTCTTGTCTTTGCCTGAGCATCAGAGAAAACAACTATTAGAAGGTAACTGGGATGTTGCAGAGGGTGCGGCGTTTTCGGAGTTCAATAGGGATATCCACGTGGTGGAACCTTTTGATATTCCTAATAATTGGGTTAAATTCCGTGCTTGCGATTATGGTTATGGCTCCTATTCTGCTGTTGTATGGATTGCCTGTACTCCTGATGAACAGCTTATTGTTTATCGTGAATTATATGTTAGCAAAGTTCTGGCAACTGATCTTGCTGATATGGTTATGGATCTGGAGTCGCATGACGGACAAATTAGATTCGGAGTATTGGACAGTTCATGTTGGCATAAGCGAGGCGATACTGGCCCTTCGCTTGCGGAACAAATGAATCAGAAAGGTTGTAGATGGAGACCTTCAGACAGATCTGCGGGTTCTCGTGTTTCAGGTAAAAATGAATTGCACAGGCGTTTGCAGGTAGATGAGGATACAGAAGAACCTAGATTACAGTTTTTTAATACCTGCACTAACTTAATTGCTCAACTCCCTATCATACCCTTAGATAAGAAAAATCCAGAAGACATCGATACTAAGTCAGAGGATCACTTATATGATGCATTGCGATATGGGGTTATGAGTAGACCAAGATTTTCTATTTGGGATTTTGATCCCACACACCAACAAACGTCAAGATATGTTCCCGCAGATAATAAATTTGGATACTAAATATGGAAGAAGATGAAATCTACGAAGCTGAGTCAGATGCCAGCATTACATTGGACGATGTGCCAACTTACTCTGATGAAGATCCGGGCCTTTCTAGCCTTGTGCGCCATGTCTTAGATAAGTTTAGTAAATCAGAAGATACTCGCAGACAAGATGAAGAAAGATGGCTAAGAGCTTATAGAAATTATCGTGGTTTATATGGGCCTGATGTACAGTTTACGGAGACTGAAAAATCTAGGGTATTTGTTAAAGTTACTAAGACAAAAACACTAGCCGCCTTTGGTCAAATTATTGATGTATTGTTTGCTAATAATAAATTTCCAATATCAGTAGAGCCTACAACGCTTCCTGAAGGCGTAGAAGATACAGTACATTTTGATCCAAAATCACCACCCAATAGTAAAAAGAAAGAACCTCCTAAAGATATCTATGGTTTTTCAGGTGATGGCAGAGAAATTCCACCCGGAGCAACACGCAATTCATTGCTACAGCAATCTGGCCCGTTGGAAGATAAGCTGAGTGGTGTAGAGGGTTTAACAGCAGGGCCGGGAGTAACACCTTCTTCTGTTACATTTCATCCCTCTATGGTAGCCGCCAAAAAGATGGAAAAGAAAATAATGGATCAGTTAGAGGAAGCCAATGCTTCTAAACAACTGCGTTCCACAGCTTTTGAAATGCCTCTTTTTGGTACAGGTATTATGAAAGGGCCATTTGTTACGGATAAAGAATATCCTAACTGGAATGAAGAGGGCGAGTATGAGCCTACTATAAAAAATACACCGGCTACTTCTCATGTGTCTGTTTGGAATTTTTATCCTGACCCGGATGCTTCTAATATGGATGAAGCGCAATATATAGTAGAACGGCACAAGATGTCCCGCTCACAATTACGCGCACTTAAAAAACGTCCCTTTTTTCGTGATTCTGTTATTGATGATGTAATTTCTTTGGGAGAAGGGTATGTCAAGAAATACTGGGAAGATGATTTACGTGACTACACAACCGACTATGATATTGAGAGATTTGAAGTTCTTGAATATTGGGGTGTAGTTGATAAAGAATTGCTTGAACGCGCTAATGTCGAGATACCAAATAACTTAGGAGAATTAGACGAGGTTCAAGCAAACATTTGGTACTGTAATGGGCGGATTCTCCGCGCAGTATTAAATCCATTTAAGCCTGCTAACATACCGTACTATGCAGTTCCGTATGAGTTAAATCCTTACTCATTCTTTGGTGTAGGTATCGCTGAAAACATGGACGATACGCAAACGCTAATGAACGGTTTTATGCGTATGGCAGTGGACAATGCAGTCTTGTCAGGGAATTTACTTATAGAGATAGACGAAAGCAATCTCGTTCCCGGCCAAGATCTTTCAGTGTATCCGGGTAAGGTATTTCGCAGACAAGGCGGCGCACCGGGACAAGCTATCTTTGGGACAAAATTTCCAAATGTATCTAATGAAAATATGCAGTTGTTTGACAAAGCCAGACAGTTGTCTGATGAGTCAACAGGCTTCCCTTCTTTTGCACACGGACAAACTGGAGTATCAGGAGTAGGGCGTACTGCTTCAGGAATCTCTATGTTGATGAATGCGGCGGCAGGCGGAATTAAAACTGTAATTAAAAACGTGGATGACTATCTATTAGGCCCAATGGGTAAGGCTATGTTTGCATATAATATGCAATTTGATTTTGATCCAAGTATTCGCGGAGACTTAGAGGTTAAATCACGGGGTACTGAATCGTTAATGGCAAATGAAGTACGCTCTCAACGTCTGATGCAATTTTTACAAGTTGCTTCTAATCCTGCATTAGCACCATTTGCTAAGTTCCCTTACATTGTGCGAGAAATTGCCAAGTCTATGGATCTTGATCCAGACAAAGTAACTAACTCAATGGAAGAAGCGGCATTACAGGCTAAATTAGCACAACAAGAACAGGGGCCACCTCCACCAGCAGGCGGGCCACCCTCACCTCAAGACCCTACAGGATCAGGCGGTGGAAATATTGGAATAGGACAAGCCCCAGTACCGGGGGAACAAGGATTTAGTGGAAATGCCCAGCAACAACAGCAACCCGCACCGCCAGCAGGTGGTCAGCCACCTCAAACCCCTATGCAGTAATAAGAAACAATGGGACGCTTTTTGCAGTTACTTAGAGATTATTATTAATGATCAGCACAAAAAACTAGAGCAGTCAGAAAATATGATTCATATGCATCAGGCTCAAGGGGCTATACAGGTACTGCGCTCAATGAAGTATTTAAGGGATGAGGCATTAGCAGATGGCTAAAAAATTAGGTGGAAAACTTACTGGGAAAAATACAACAGTAGGAAGACCTGTATATGAACTAAATGGCGAGCGGGTCTCAGAGTTATCTGCAACTATTCCGTTTGGCGACAAGTTTATTAATGTCCCTTCTATACATGACGGCGTTCGATACACAGATGATGAGCTAGTTCAAATGCTCAAGGCTAATAAAATTGAAGCTACTGGTGTCTTTAATTCTCTAAAGGAAGCGGTTGAAGCCGCAGAAAAACACAGTGATACATTATTACCAAAAGGCGAAACAATGAGTCAGGAGAGCAAACAGAAAGATGCGTTTAAAGAAATGGAGGGAATGTTAGCCAAAGGAATAGTAGAGAAAGGAACAGCAGGCAGACAATATAAAAATCCAAAATCAGCGGCGGCAGATATACTTGCTAGGCTTAAAGCTGGAGAAATTACAGTAGAACAGGCAGAGCAGTTTTTAAAGAATCAAGAAAAAACAAGCAAATATGCCGAAGGTGGTTTGCTAGAAGAAGGCGGTACTATTGACCCTGTTTCTGGCAATGATGTTCCTGTAGGTTCGATGAAAGAAGAAGTACGGGATGATATTCCTGCACAACTAAGTGAAGGAGAGTTTGTATTTCCTGCGGATGTTGTTCGTTATATTGGCCTAGAGAATCTTATGAAGCTTAGACAAAAAGCAAAGAAAGGTCTAGGAACCATGGAAGACATGGGGCAGATGGGTAACTCCGAAGAGGCCACAGAATCAGACGATGAAGGCTACAGTGCTGAAGTAGACGAATTAATTGAAGAGTGGAATCCCCAAGAGGGAGAACTAGAAATGGCTAAAGGGGGTGTTGTTTATGCCCAACAGGGCCAATACATTCCCGGTGCAGGCGCTCCTTCTTCTTCTTATCGCGCTCCCACAGTAAATGACATGATATATGGGGGAGGCCAAGGTTTTACAGGAGCGCAATCCCCTGTTAATTACACAAGTGAGCAGTATATTGGCCCTTCTGGGGAAATTACTAGTGTTACTCTTCTTAACGGAAAACCTTTGTACCCCATACCTGCTGGATTTAAAAAGTACACTCCCGGTATGAGTACTGGCGCGCCGAAGATTGAAGCTCCTAAAGCACCAGAGGTGAATCAAGGAGGAAATTCTCAAGAAGACAGAGAAAGGGACGCTGAAAATAAAAAACAGTACGATACTTATGTAAGTGACATGGATGTATTGTCAGGTTTAAATAAAGACATTGCAAAAAATTGGGAAGATAGTCCACACAACCCAAAAAATGCTCCTCAAGGGTTCAAAGAATCTATATCCGCTCTGATTGGCGGCGCAGGCGGTATTTACGGAAATATAGCCAATGATATTGGTACGCATAGTACAGTGTCTAAAAATATAGAAGATATAGCCAAACAACTAGGTATTAATCCAGAAGACCACAAAGGTTTTTGGGGTGGGGTTGACAAAACTGCTCTTCAACGGGCGGTAGTAGACAAAGTCAGAGCAGGTGATATTAATCCATTATCTGAGGAAAAGAAAAAAGCGCAATCCAAGTTAAAGATAGAGGATTACCGGGAGGGGTACG